GCGCGCCGAGGTGGTAGCGATAGTCCAGTTGGTATTCCAAGTGCCGAGCGGACCTAGTGAGTACCCGAAGAGCCCCAACGTGCCACTTGTCAAACTCAAACCCGTTCCGCCGTTAGTTCCCCAGTCAAAACCAGCCATGAATGTCAACGGCGAGACGATGGGGGTACCGGCCTCACGGTAGGAAATAAGAATCGCGGCAACGGACGTGCTCACCGCCGTTGACGTCAAAGTGGCGGTGGTCGAGTACGGCGCCACGTCGGAGGCGAAACTCACCGCGACTGCCATTCCCTGCAAGCCCGCGCCGCCGATGTCCGTCTGCTCGGCAAAACCGTTCGTCCAGCCTGCCCACGAATGGGTATCGCTAGCAGACAGCGCGGTGCTGAAAAATGCGAATGACATCGACGAGCGACCCACGGTCTGTGGTGTGGTCGCACTCAACGTGCCACCGCTGGCCAAGGTGCCGCTAGGCGTGGCAACTGCGTCCAACGGATCGTCATCCAGACCAAAAACCTCCGCGACGTACCACGCGGAAACGGCTGCGCTAGAGGTCGTGAAAGTCCATGACGTAACACCTGCACCGACGTTGACGAGGCGACTCACGACGGAGCCGTTGGTCTGCCTGACGTCCATGACCCAACCCGCGGGTGCAGTGAAGTCGACAAAATTATTCGCCGCGCCGGCCACGACAATCGTGTTGCCGGCTGTCGTTCCGCCGGGCAGGGTCACCGTGTGGGTGGTGCCCGATGTCGTCGTCCCGGTCGCCTGTTGCACGAGGCTGGCCGTGCTGAGTGCCATCAGTCTCCCCATCCGAGTACGCCACGTCGTGGACGTTGTTGCCCGATCAGCCGACGAGGACGCCGGCGTACCAGTCGGCCAGCGCCGCCGCCGACTCCGACAATGTCATCCCACCCGTCCTGGGCGCCGACTTGACCGAGTAGTCGTCGATCGCCTCGGCCGACACGGTGATGTCCGGGCTGGCGTAGGCCGCGGCGGCCGACTCCAGCACCGCGGAGGCCACATCATCGGACACGGTGGCGTAGCCGTACGTGTAGTCGACCTCGACCAGGTCGGGCGGGAAGTTCGACCACAGACCCCAGCCGTTACGCCGGTACAGCGACTGCTCGATGACCGTGTAGTCGGCGCCGACCGTCAACACGACACCCTTGATCCGAACCTGAACGACGGCTATCAGCGGGGCGAACGGCATGATGATTTCGCCGCGCCCGGTGCCGGGCTTGCTGTACGTCGTCGAAGCGGTGCCGCCCCAATGCGACTTCGCACGCTGCTCGAACAGGGCCGTAGCCTTGGCCAGCACCAGAGTCGCCGTGGCCGTGTCCAAATCCTTCTGCAGGAAGGAGGCCAGGTCTGAAGCCGTCGGATACGCCACGCGGTCACCCGACCTTTCCGAGCATGCCCGTCTTCATGTGGCCGACCTGGACGCCGGTGTGGACGTGGATCGGGATACCGGCGGCGCCGGCCCGCAGGCAGAACGTCAGGTCCTCACCCATCAGGGCGAGCGGCGCGACGGCGGTCTCCCGGAACCACGGGGCCGCCGTGTCGTTGGTGTTCGCCTGGATCTTCTCCAGGGCGCCGCGGTGCATCAGCAGGAACGCGGCGCCGGTCGCCGACACCCGCTGCAGGCCGCCCTGCGGCCAGGTCGTGTACCGGACGAACGCGACCGTACCGGCGGCGTTCTCGCCAAGCTCGTACATCACCGGCTGGGCCGCGTCGCCGTCCTGCGAGTAGCACAGAGCGCCCACGATCGGCCGGTCATGCGGGTCCGCGACGGCGATAAGCCGGTCGAGGGCGTCGCCGGCGAACACCATGTCGGTGTCGACCATCAGCAACCACGGCGCGCGCTGCAGGGTCAGGAAGTCGTCAACGATCTTGTTGCGGGCGGTGGAGATGTTCGGTCCCCACTTGAGAGCCAGCAGCGCGTCGAGCTGGGTCTTGCCTTCCATCGCCAAGGCCACCAGGGATTCGCAGAATTCGCCGGCGACGTCCTTCGCCCGGCAGTAGCCGATGACGGCGCGCTCAGCCACCGGGCTCGACGTTGGTGTCCCAGCCCGCCGAGAAGCCAGAGTCGATGTCGTAGCCCTCGGTCGCGAACCCGGGCGGGGAGGACAGCAGGGTCTCCGTCATCGCCTGCCGGGCGCTGCCCGGCGCCGCCATCGCAGTCGCGGCATTGACCGCGCCGGCCAGGTCCGGCTGGTCGGCCTGAATGTTCATACCCTGCACCGGGACCGCGTCGTACGGGCCGGGCGCGGACGCGTCATCGGCTGCAGTAATCATGCTCTCTCCTCGAACGGATGCCCGGCGCCGTCGCCGCCGGTCATGAGGCTGTGGTCGGAGACGACATCCGGCAGCGTGATCTGGTCACCGACCTTGCTGCCCTGCCCGTACGTGTCGCCCTGCAACTCCAGGAAACGGGCCTGCGCGCTGGCCTGCGCCGCGGCGACGTTGCCGGCCACCGGGTCCTGGCCGCCGGCGTCCGGGTCGGCGCCGGTGAAAATGCCCGCCGGTGCGCCGGCGGCTTCCGGGGCCTGAATGTCAAACGCCGACACGGCGCCCTGCTCCAGTGGGGTGGGGGCGCTGTCCGCCGGGGTGATCACGACGGCCGCCGGCCGCGCGCCGTCTTGGCCGGCTCCGGCTCCTCATAGTTCACCTTCGTGAACAGCTGGCCGTCCTCGTCGTGGCGCACCGCCGGATCGGTGTCGGGCAGGATGTCACCCTTGTTGATCCGCCGCGGTGTGCCGTCCAGCTCCACCACGAACGTGTCGTTTGCCCTGTGCATCGTGGCGGCTCCTACGTATTCGGGTAGGCCGCGAGGTACGCGGCCAGCTGCGGCGAAATCTGGGTGCCGGTGACCAGCTGGGTGGCCGACCAGTACGACGCCGGGGTCTCCAGGAACGCCTGCGAGGTGACCGAGTCACGCTGCGACCCCTGGATGATCGTCTCCATCTGGGTGGTGACCGTGTTGCGGTAGCAGAACTGCTGCAGCGCGAACATCGTGGCCATTTGTTCAGTCCTTTCCGAATGCTTCGAACACCTTCCGCGCCTCGTCCGGATAGCGGGTGACCCAGTACTCCACGATGTCGGTCACCCGTTGGCCTGCCGGTTGCGCCTTAGCCCAGAGTTCGAGGTTCTCGATCCGGTTGTCAGCGCGGCGACCATTGCGGTGGTGCACGTTCTCGTCAGCCCACAGTCGGCGGCCGAGATGCAGCTCCATCACGTAGCGATGTTCCAGCATGGACTGGCCGCCGATGGTGACGGTCTTGTAGCCGTTCCCGGGACCGGTGCGTGCCTGCGACTCGACAGGTCCGGGATCGCCGTGGCGCATGATGCGCGCGTAGTGCATCTGGCAGTGCCCGCGGGTCTGGACGACGCGAGAACAACCCTCGATCGCGCACTCGCCTTCGCGTTTCATCCGCGGCCGAATCGGGCCAGCGAGGGGACGCCCCTCACGCTGACGCTTGTAGTGGCCGCGACAGAGGCCAAGCATTTCCTGGTCGCGGTCGCATCCATCTACCGAGCACGGCCCCTCTGGATGCGCGCGGGCTGGGTGCGCGCGGGCCGGGCGGCCGGGCTTACCGTCCGCCCGTAGCGGAGCAGCCTGCCCGGCATCGCCCGAAGCGCGCACGCGCCACCGGTGCATCGAGCAGAGGCCACCAGATTCACTCTGCCGGTCACATCCATCGACGGAACATTCCTGCTGCCGGCTCCAGGACCGCGCTTCGAGCTGACCAGTGCGCTGCCACCGGGCGTAGTGGCGGCGACACCAGCCGCGCGCCACCTCTTCCCCGTCGCATCCATCGATAGTGCAGACTCCAGGACCCTTCTTCATATCCTGGAGTCTACCACTTTCAGTTGCCCTTTACTTTCCTTTCATCACGCGGAAAGCATTGGTCGTGCTGATCTGGGAACCAAACCTCCAAAACATGAACCATCCTGCCTGGCCCGTCGGGCGGCCGGTGGCGGTGTCCTTGACGAGGGGCTCGTAGATCATGCTCACCCCAACGCGGTCACAGATGATGAACTGCGCGAAGTCGCCGTAGATGGCCTCCAGCGCGCCCACGGACACGGTGGCGTCCATCGTGGTGCTCTCGTAGATCGGGGCGCCCAGCAGCGTGGCCGGCTGCCCCTTGCCGAGGTTCGTCCAGAAGCTGGAGCCGCCGGCGGTGTCGAGCTGCCGGAACCGGTTGATCTGCGCCACGTTCGCGACCCACGCCGCGCCGGGAGCGTTACGGAACCGCGCCGGCAGAACCTGCTGGGTGGCGTACACGTCGCCGACCGCGACCACCAGCGTGGTGGCGGTGGTGACGACGACGGTGGCCGCCGGAATGACGCCCTGCACGTTGGGCGGGGTGCCGTTGCCGGTCGCGAACTGCGACTCCTCGAGGCGGTCCTTCGCGTCGGCGAGGAGCACCGGGAGTTGCTGGCCGAAGTCGGTGTCCTCGAGGACCTCGTAGCTGCCGAAGATCCACGCGTTGGCCTTCTGCGGTGTGATGACGATGTTCGCGACGGTCGGCGTGGCGTCGCCGACGACCAGACCTTCACCGATCATCCCGGCGTTGACGCCGGCCGAGTTGACACCGTTCCAGGTGTTGCTGGTGGTCTGCACGACCCGGGAGATCCGGCGCCACGGGTTCGCCGAGGATGCGTTGGTCAGGATGATCGACGGGTCCAGCACGAACGGCAGTAGGTAGCCGCCGTTGGCCAGGGTCAGCGACAGCGCGGCACGGTTGCTGTGCGCCTGCGGGTCGCGGACGTAGTTGCGGAATTCCTCCAGGTACTCCGGCGAGCCGGTCTCCAGGATGTGCTGCGCCACCTTGTTCTGGCCGGTGAACTGGTTCTGCGTCATCCGGGTGGCGGTCTCGGCGTACTCCTGGCACAGGTCGCCGCGGCGCGCGGACATCTCGATGGCGTCCAGGGCCCGGCCGCGGACCTCGCCCGGCTCGACCATGTTGCGGCGCACCCGGTCCAGGTCGCGGAACGGGTCCGCGCCGATCACGTTGCGGGTCACCAGGTCGGGGGTTGCCGGCTCGACCTTCGCCGGGTCCGCGGCGGCGTGCATGACCCGCTCCAGGTCCCGGGATCGCTTGCGCAGCGGTACGACCAGCTCGTCGAGGTCGTCGAACTCGGCGATCAGAGTCGTCTGCCACGACAGGTCGTCGTCGGCCGGGTCGGGGATCGCGGAGATGGCGGCCAGCTCGGAGCGGATCGCCTCCTGCCGGCGTTCCATCTGCTGCAGGGTGGGGTAGGTGGTCCGCAGCGTCTGGTGGCGGGTGCGCTTGGCTTCCGCCTCGTCGGGCGCGTCGCGGGTGGTGGTCTCGGCACCGCCACGGGCAAGCCAGATCGGCGCGCCGTTCTTGCGGTAGCCGAGCAGGGTCGGCTTGCGGGTGGTGTTCAACGTTCGCTCCTGTACTTCTGGAGGAAAGCCGACCGCTGAGCGGCGAGTTCCTCCTTGACTGACCGACCGGAGCGCACCGTGTGCGAGTCCTCGGGCGGCGAGTCCCGGTCTTCGGGAGCGCCGGAAAGCGGCGGCGAGTCGTCGTGAGCGCCGTCGCGGAGTGCGGTGAGCATGCGGATGGCAAGCGCCGGATCGGCAGCCATCGCGCCGAGCAGGGAATCGGAGCGGACGCCGAGGATCGCGGCATCGGGGTAGGCGGGAAACGGCGTCGGCCCGTATTCCTTCAGCGTCGACTCCATCCGCCGCACGGTGCGGAGCTGGCCGCCTCGTTCGGCACGGAAACCGCCGCGAGGAATCAACGGGTCGGAGCGCAGAAAGCGGCCGGAGAACGAGTAGCCGGGGATGGCGCCGGACTCAAGCCCTTCGACGATTTCGTCGGCGAAGTCGCTTCGGTGGTACATGGTGCGGGTGAGCAGGCCGCGGCTGTCGGACTTGATTTCCAGGGGCACGCCGACCGGCATCGAGTGTCGGTCGGACGGCGTGCCCATCAACGTCAGGCCGTGGTTGTAGAAGACGCCGACACGCCAGTTGGTGCGGCCACCGGCCGGGGCACTGTCGGAGATGGCCCGGTTGAACGCGACCGGATCAAGTTCTTCGGTGTAGTGGCCGTCCTGGTCGTGGATCTCCGTCGGCGTGTTGAACACGGCGGCGTAGGCGGTGACCTCGCGGCCGGTCTTGGCGGTGCGAACGGAGACGTCTTCCAGCAGGTAGCTGCGGACGTAGGACGACGACGAGTCGGCACGGCCGGCGGGCTGGTCCTCAAATGCGATGCCGTACTTCTTCCCGGCCGCCATGATTCGTCCCTTGATCGTCGCGAGGTGTTCCGTCGTGTATTTGGAGGCGTTGCCGGCCTGGTTGATGTACGACCACGCGGCTTTGCAGTGCTCTTCGGAGTCGATCGGGTAGCGGTTCTTGCCGTCCGCTTGGTAGCCCGGGTCCGCGTAGGTGACATCGCCGTAAGGCTCGGTGCTGGCCGCCATCAGGTCACCTTCCTACTTGCCCATAGCCGCGGGCATGGGCATGCCGGGCTTGCTGCCGTTGACCGCGGGCGCCGGCGCGGCCGTAGCCGTAGCCGGCGCCGGTGCCGGCGCGGCTGGCGGCTGCGGCCCGGCACCGCCGGGCTGGACCTGCACGGACACCCAGTCGGGGTCCTCGACCAGCAGTGTCATGTCCTGCGCGACCACGGCGCTGATCGCCGAGTCGCGGGTGAAACCGCCGGTGGCGAGTTTGACGATGGTCGACGCCATGTTGGACTGGATCTCCACCGCGTCCTTCGCGTCCTCGCGCAGGAACGGAATGTCACGCCGGTCGATGACCAACTGCGCTCCGGGCGGCGCATCGACCAGCGTCGCCAGCGACGCCGACACGTTGCGCCACAGCGTGTTCAGGGTGCCTTCGGCGAACAGCCGCCGCGCCTGACCGAAGTTGCCGGCGTTCAGCGACGAGCCGGCCAGCCCTTCGGACAGCCCGACGATGACCGGGTGGACGCCGGCCGCCGCGGCGATCCTGGTCTCGCCTGCTCCTTGCGTCGCTTTGAAGTCGAGCTGGCGCAGGTCGGCGCCGACCACGGTGGCGTCCGCGCCGCCGCCCAGATACAGAGTCTTGTAGGCGTTCTGCGCACCTTTGTGCGCGTCGTCCATCTTCTTCTTGAACCGTTCGAAGGTCTCTTCCTTCATGTCGTTCTTGAACGACACGATGGTCTGCAGCGTCGCCCCGTTCGCGAAGAACGCCAGCTTGTGCAGACTGGCTGCGCTGTCCGCCTCGATCTCCCGGATCACCGGCGTCAGCCACGACATGCCCCGGTAGTGGGCGAGCGGATCCGGGGTCGGCGCGAAGTGCGCCACCTCGTCGGCCAGCAGGTAGATCGGCTCCCGCGACGACATGTAGCCGCCCGGGAAGTAGCCGTAACCCAGCAGTTCGGCGTCCAGATCGTCGGGCAGGATCGACGGGTCGTCGTGTGACCCCATGACGATCGTCACCCAGTCCGGGCGCATCCGGCGCAGATGACCGTTGCGGACACAGAAGAACGCGTTCCCGGCCAGGTCGGCGTCCTGCAGCATCCGGGTCAGCAGGTCGCCGGTGGTGCCGTTCGGCCACGGCGTCTCCAGCAACGTCAGCGACTGGTCGCCGAACATGTCACCGGGCCGGCCGTTACGCATCCGCTGGTACTGGAAACGGCCGTCGCTGAACACGCCCAGCCGGGCCCGCTCGCACGCGAAGATGACCCCGTTGCGCTTGTAGGCGCCCTGGACCATCCCGGTGAAGTTCGCTTCGATGCGCTCCGACTGGGACCCGGACTGGCCGGGCATGCCGGTGTAGGTTGTCCCACCGAACGAGAACGAGTAGTCCAGCGGATCGATGCCGTCGAAGTCGACACCCTCATAACGTTGGGTCGAAGACGCGCTTCGGCGGATCGACTGCAGGAGGTTCAACCGGAGTCCCTCCCTCGACGTCGTAGAGCAGCAGGAACGACAGGGCGGCGACCGCTCCGGCCACGACCAGGGCGAGGCCGAGGCCGCGGGTCAGGTAGATGCCGGCGACCAGGGCGGCCAGGCCGGCGACGTAGCCGGTCCGGGCGATGGTGGCGCGGCTCATGGCACCGGTTCGAGTAGGACCCAGCCGCCCTCCGGCCCGGACTCCTCACCGGTTGCGCGGTAGCGGTAGGCGTTGCGGGAGCCGTCGTCCTCGACGCTGTGGAACGTGACGAGATCCTCGGCGCGGGAGATGACTTCCGGTTCTGCCTGCTCGAGCACGAGCCGAGTCGCACGCAGCGGGCCGGGCGTGACCGCCATGCGCACGCTGCCGTCGGCGCGGCGAATCGCGGCGATGTCGCCGGTGTAGCGGTCCATCAGTCTCCGATCACCCGAAGTACGCCCACGGCTCCACCTCCGGCTCCTCGACCAGGGCGCCGTCCTCGATGGCCTGCCCGCGGGCCGCGTACGCCAACACCGCGGCCACCGCGGCGTCAATCCACTGACCCTTGCCACGCTTGGCCATCTTCAGGTAGTGGGTGGCGATGTCCTCTTCCTCACCCGGCCGGATCTTCTTGCGCGACCCCTTGACGATCACCGCGTTCTTGATGTGCCGGGTCAGCGTCTCGTCGCCGTCGTGGCCGATCGCGCCGGCCGCGAACGCGGTGGTGAACCGTTCGATCGCCCGGTCCATGCGCTGCTCGACGTTGGTCGGGAACTCCACGACCTGCTTCGGCCACTCACCGGCCCACGTGTCCAGGTAGTCCTGCCACCGGTACGGGTCGGCGAACAGCATCTTCACGTCGTAGGCGGCGAACGCCGCCCGGACCGCGGCGTCGACCTCGAGGCGCGGCACCTGCCACTGGAACAGATGCTCGGGGCGTTCCCACACCCGCAGCGTGAACAGCTTCCCGTCGCTCATCCGGCTGGCGATCAGCGCCGTCGCGTCCAGCGACTTGGAGCCGTCGAAGCCCAGCGCGACCGCGTCGCCGGCGGTCAGCACATCCTGGCCGCCGGACACGTCCCAGCGGATCGCGTCCACGAACGCGGACATGCCCACGACGATCTCGTTCAGGAAGAACCGGCGCCGGTCCGCCTCCAGGTACCGCGGCGAGCGGACCTCGTGCATGATCCGGCCGCGCAGGTTCACCCAGCCGCCGTTCTCCCGGGCGCTGCCGCCGTACTGGCGCAGCAGTTCCGCGTAGAGGGCCTCGTCGTTGTCGAGGTCCTCGACCCGGTGCGGGTCGATCGTGTCCAGCAGCACCCGGTCGTCCGGGTTGTCGTGGGTGACCTGCGCCTCCGACCCTTCGGTCGGATCCCACGCGTTGGTCAGCTCCAGCCAGCGGCCGTCCATGCCGGCCACGTTGCGCTTGACAGCGCCGGCCACCTTGCGGAAGCCGCCCTGCAGGGTGAACAGGTGCGACTCGGTGATCGTCAGGAACGTCAGCGGGGCGCCGAGCCGGGCCTTCGCCGAGGTGGTGACCGGCTCGACCTTGCCGCCGCCGGGCAGGATCGTGCGGGTCATGCCCACGTCCAGGCCCGGCGTGTTCCCGACCGGGCCGAGCTGCCCCATCGCGGTGAACGGGCGCCAGGTGTTGTCGGTCTGCTCCTCGCTCGTGCCCAGGCAGACGATCAGCGGCGTCGGATACGGCGCGCCCACCGGCTCGCCGGCCGCGTTCCAGCCGTCGAACCGGGTCGGGCCGAGGGCTTCGGCCCAGATGATGGCCGCGCCGAACGGATCCTTGCCCCATTTTTGGCTGCGGCGCAACTGGCCGCCGGTGTAGCGCAGGCCGTCCGGTGCCGGCCAGGGCGCGGCGTGCGGGTAGACCCGGTAGAAGTGGATCAGGAACGACCACATCTCGTCGGTCAGCAGGTACGGCTCACCCTGCCGGTAGCCGTCCGGAACGACGCAGTGCGCCTCGATCCACTCGCCCACGTCGTAGCCGAGGGTTGCAAACTCACCCGGCTCCTGCGGGCCGCGCCAGGGCATGTCAGCGCCGCTCGCGCCGGCGCCGCTCGAAACGTCCCTCACGGCGGAAAGTACAAACGCCCGGCATGTTCACTGCGGGCGAGCCCTGGCTGACCCATGTCCGGCCGCACTCGCACTGCCACACTGTCCCGGCCGGGTAGCCCCACGGCGTCGGCTCGACGAGCGCATAGTCGAACGGCGGCGGCGGCGCGCACAGAGCCGTGTGATCGATCTTCCTGGTAGTCACGCCGGGATCGCAGTGGTGTCTGCGCTCGGCCGTGTGAACGACGGTGCCGGTCATCAGCCGACCGCCTTGATCCGTCCTCGCGCGCCGGCCGACGTGTCCTGGCGCTTCTCGGCGACCTCGTCGGCGGAGATCGACCACATGAGCAGCCGCATCGCCTTCGGGGTCAGACCCAGCCGGTCCTCGAGCTGGCGGGCCTCGGCCATGGCGTGCCGGTCCAGCAGCTCAGCGGCCAGGCAGCAGCGGACGTAGCGGGCCACGATCCGGGTCCAGCCCAGCGTCTCCCACATCACCGCCTGCGGCGTCGCCCAGAGTTCGGCCCACAGCTTGGCCTCGGCATTCGCGGCGCCGCCGTCGAGCGGCCAGTTCGGGGCCAGGCCTGCGCGGCCCTCTGCGGGCAGGGTGACCGGGCCGATCCGGGCGTTGCGACGGACCGGATCCGCGGACGGAGGACGTCCCGGCATGCTCACCTCCGGTAGTCGGATTCACCCACAGTAACATTACTTTGGGTGAGTTTCGGCTAGGTCAACACGGTGCGTGATACTCTGCGTAACCGGCAAAAGGTACATATTGCGAGGGGCCA